ACAAGCAGTGTCGATGAGCTTGCCAAGTTCGATGCAGCTACGGTGCCCCTGCTACTTAGGCCGTCGTCTACGACTGAGATCGCCGCCTTTACTGACAGCGACACCGTACCTCTCGATATCGAAACCTCTTCGACGGACACAGCGCAGTTCGTTGATTCCGCCACCGCGTACCTGGATATTGAAACAACTTCGACTGAGGTTTATGAGCGAACTGATAGTAATACTGTTTATCTCGACATAACACCGTCTACTACTGATGTAGACGTGGCCGTTGATTCGGCTACAGCATACATAGACCTCCTGCCGTCGTCTGACGAGATAGCCCAATACGTTGAGCTTTCTCAGATCAGCGTCAAACTGCAGCCGAGTGGGACTGAAGAGTTCACCCATTCTGGCGCGGATACGGCTCAGGTTTACCTCGACCTGCAAATCGGCTTCCTCCGTATTGATTTCATTCTTGAGATCGTCGGGGTAACTAGCCGATGGACTTTCACCATTCCTACCACTCAGTTGCGATGGGAAACCCTAGCAACTGTGAGTCGTTGGTCATTGAATAAGCCACTTGCCGAGAGCCGATGGGAAGTCCCTGGGATGCTGGCAAGGTGGGCATTGCTAGAGCAAAGGAGACGGTCATGGAGGTTCTAAAGAAAGGTTCGGTCGAATCCCTCCTAGTCGCTTTGCGCGACAGATTGGGCAACGTCACCGACCTGAGTACCGTAACGTCTCCAACATTCGATGTCCGGGCGAAAGATGATGACGCTCCTGTGCAGATGGCGTCAACGTGGCTTGTCGATTCAGACTTTCCTATGACTGCAATTTGCCTCATTGACACCACTCTCTCAGGATATGTTGCCGGCGATGAATACAAGCTCTATATTCGATATACGGCGGGTAGTGAAACACCCGTCCGAGGGCCAATCGAATTCAGGGTGGAGGATGATTAATTATGGGGGAAGTCCTTACCGGAGGAAAGGACGAAGCTACAGTAGTCTACGAGTGGAAACTGTTGTGGTTGCTCAAGACGGGGTTCGGAGTTGACAATGCTCGCATCATCGCAGCATCGAATGTGCATCTTGCGTTCGCTTGCCGCACCTTCGAAAATGCGAAGCGGAAAGGCTACGATGAAGCATTCGTCGTTGACTTGCTCCTAGATGATTGACCCACAGCTACGAGAGTTCTATTTCGAGAAGCTTGGCTATAAGCCACACTCGCGTAAGCAGCGTGAGATTCATGAGTCCACTGCGAGGTTCAAAGCTCTCGCCTGTGGCCGTCGCTATGGCAAGACCACGTTCGGTGGTAACGATCTCACTGTGGCGCTGCTCGACCCTCACCATCCCGGCTACTACTGGATCGTCGGGCCGAAGTACACACTTGGTGAGAAAGAGTTTCGTATCGTCTACGACAACATCTTTAAGAAGCTACGTCTAGGCGATTCACGTCACAAGATTAAGAAGTCCTACAACGTCAAGCAGGGCGACATGGTTATCGAGATGCCGTGGGGTTCTTTGCTTGAGGTCAAGTCTGCACAGCATCAGGAGACTTTGCTTGGTGACGGTCTAGCTGGCGTCGTCATGGCAGAGGCCGCTCGACACACAGCAGATACGTGGGAACAGTATGTCCGTCCTGCTCTCTCCGACATCGGTGAGAGTGGTGAGCGCGGTTGGGCAATCTTCACTTCCACTCCCCGTGGCTACAACTGGTTCCAGGGTTTGTGGATGCTTGGTCAGGATGAGCGCATGGGCGAGTATGCATCCTGGCGCTTGCCGTCGTGGGAGAATCCTATCGTCTTCCCTGGCGGTCGTGACGATCCTGAGATCGTAGAGATTGAGGATCGCGTTAGCGCGAACTGGTTTGCTCAGGAGATTGCAGCCGAGTTCACTGCCTTCGCCGGGAAGATTTATCCTGACTTCAGTCGGGAGACGAATGTTCGTCGGATTGAATACAACCCGAAGTGGACAAACGTCTGGTTTCTCGACTACGGATGGAGTAACCCTTTCGTTTGTCTGGATGTCATGATCGATCCAGAGGACAACTTCTATGTGTGGCGTGAGTACCAAGTCTCAGAGCGCAACACAATGGAGCATGCAGACGTTCTCAACAATCGTGTCAATCCTGACGACTACCACGTTGATTGGGCAGCGGGCGATCCTCGCGGCCCGGATCAGGCAAGCATCATCGCAGCCCGCACAGGAGTACAAGTCTATAGCTCCGACATCGCTGGCTACGCCCATGAGTCATGGCGTCTCGGTGTCGAGTATGTGTCGCGCATGCTGGTCAAGCAGGAAGCCACAGGGCAGCCCAAGCTCTTTATCGATCCGAGTTGCACTGACTTGATTCGCCAGATGGAACAATTGCATGCCGTCGAAGAGAAAGAGAACAAGAATTCTATGGAGGGCCAGTACAAGCATGACGATCATGGCCCGGATGCATTGCGTTACGGCATCGGTCAGTATCTCCATAGCGGCGCTGGCTCTTCCCTGAGCGATATCTACGCTCCAGGCCGACACCAGAACGAGGCACAGACGTTCTTCCAACACACTGTGCAACTTTCTCGGTATGGCAAATTCTAGAGACGAGGCAATCATCCGAATGGCTCAGGAGAATCCTGAGCTTATTGGTGCAGTTATAGAACCTGCACACAATCCCTCGTTCCTGGAAAGAATCGGTCTGCGTCAGGCAGCCACTACTGATCCTCGACGCAGGGTTACAGGCACGTCACTCTCTGCACAGGGCACCATCTCCCCCGGCACTCCTGTGGGAGTTGAGACGGGTAGCTCGCGTGGCGGAACGATCCGAGACATCGTTCCTCTACTCGGCAACCGTCAGCAGGCAGCGAAGGTCTATGAAGAGATGTCGAACAGCGATGCCGCTGTCGATGTCTCCCTTCGCGCCGCAAAGATGCCCGTCATGGGTGCCGACTATTTCGTAGAAGCTGCAAGCGATACTCAGGTCGATCAGGAGATCGCTGAGTTTGTACAGTACAACTTGCTAGAGGGTTCGAATTCTCCGTTCCTCAATGTTCTCGAAGACATCCTCCGAATGTACGAGTTCGGGTTCTCTGTAGTCGAGAAGGTGTATGAAGAGCGTGAGTGGGCACCGAAGCGCACAGGAGCGAATCGTCGGACATACGTCATGCTGCGAAAGCTAGCTGCGCGTCCTACCCTGACTATCCAGGGATTCGAATACGACGACAATGGTGGCCCTACATCCGCAAAGCAGCAGGCCGTCCGTAGTGACGATGAGCCAGAGGAAGTTGATATTCCTATCGAGAAGCTGATCGTCTTTACGAACAATCGAAAGGGCGGCAACCTTGAGGGGAAATCATTGCTGCGGACTGCCTATCGTCCGTGGTACTTCAAGTCAAACCTCTATAACATCGATGGCATTCAGAAGGAACGTCACGGTATGGGGTTCCCCACTGTGGAGCTTCCCCCCGGATACAAAAACGCTGATAAGACGGCTGCACTGGAACTGGTCAGAAATATTCGAACCAACGAACACGGTGGCGCAGTTCTACCGCCACAGTGGATTCTGAAGTTCCTAGAGCTACCGGGTCAGCCCGTCGATGTCATGAAGTCGATTGAGCATCACAACGGAAACATCATGCTCAACACGATGACGCAGTTCCTACTTCTCGGAGTGGAGGGTTCAGGTGGAGGTCGTGCTACTTCAGGTTCCCACCAAGATATGTTCAACAAGTCTCTACGTTATGTTGCAAATCAAATCTGCGACTCCATCAATCTCTACTGTATCCCCTACCTCGTCGGATACAACTTCAAGACAGATCAGTTCCCGAAGCTCAGAGCAAGAAACCTAGGAGAAACGAAAGACCTTCAGCAGTGGGCAAGCGCAATGGCAAATCTGAAGGCGCAGGGGCTAGTGAACTACACACCCGAGACAGAGATTTGGGTGCGTGGGATCATCGACGCTCCGCTTACTCCGGGTACGCCAGAACCTACAAGTACATCTACGACAAAGGGCGACGTTACCTCGCAAAACGACGGCAACGCAGGAGCCGACCCCACTAGTGCGGGAGGCTAGATGAAGAATTACTCACAGATCATTTCAAGAATCACATCGACTCCGTGGATGATGGAGCCGAAGGCTCTTCGAATGATGCTAGAAATCCTAGAGTCGCATCTCAACGGCTCAATGTCTACGGGCGAGATTCGTGCGCGTATGACGAACGCTGAGCCGTATGGAGAAGGGAAGAGCGGTAGGTTTGGTGCGATTGGCGTGTTGCCATTGCACGGGCCTATCTTCCCGAAGGCAGACCTGATGACTGAGCTTAGTGGCGCTACTTCCATTGAGCAGTTCCAGTCACAGTTCCGTTCGTTCATGGCC